ATCCTATTGTTGACAGGATAATGACAAAGCCACCTCGTGGATTCGACCGTGTATTTAACAACGTATCGGAGGAGTTCGACGGAGAAGCCAACTGTACTGGACAGAAGTGTATGGATTGTTTATTATGTTACAGTCGTGACACCACAAAGGTGATCATCGAGCATGAGAAGTAGGAGGACGTATGGGACGTGAATCATGGGAGCAGTGGCATGACGATTGGTATGATCGTGATGAGTGTATAGGTGACTACGCAGACGAGTATCACCAAGATGACATTGAAGCATGGAAGGAGGAGAGAGATCGTGAGGTTGAAGTACCATATGACACACCAGCAAATAGCTGATGAACTAGGTATCAGTCGTCAGATGGTACGTGTTATTGAATACCAAGCGTTGCGTAAGTTACGAAGATCACCTATTCTTCAGGCTTATGCACAACACATAGATGATTACATGGAGGAATATTATGGGGAGAAACACCAAGCGCTACGTACGGAACCATAAACCGCGCAGTAAATCAAGAGGTAATAATACCTACGAACCTATTAGCAAGAAACGTAAACGTGTGGTATACTAATCTATATAGACTACATAGTAAGTACTTTGTATTACTATTAGTATTACTACTAATACTATTTACTTACTATGTATTACTATCTAAATAGGAGGATGTTATGGAAGAAGCAGAACGTATTCGTATGATCGAAGAGTTAACAGAAGATGAGATGTATCATGTTGGTTATATGGATGCTATGAATATGGTGTTCAATATGATGGCTGCTCAGTTTGAGATGTTGGATGACGACACATTAAAGTCTCGTTACCTTTCTCGTTTTAGTAATAATACGGAGGTGCACTAATGGGTTTTGTTAAGCTTCATCAGAAGTGTGATGATTGTGGTTCTAGTGATGCGTTATCCTACAACGAGGATGGATCTAGTTATTGTTTCTCGTGTGGTACGCATACAAAGGCCGTGGGAGGCTCTGTGAGCGACATTAGCAACTATCGAGAACCTAACCCTAGGGTTAACAATGTGACCCTTAGAGGGGATTTTAAGGGGGTTAGAGAGCGTGGTATAGATGCCACCACTATGGGTAAGTATTCAACTACTGTTCATGGTGACGACATCTTGTTTGGTTATCACGACGTGGACGGTACGTTGGTGGCTATGAAGAAGCGTAGTCCCGACAAGAAGTTTAAGATAGAGGGGGAGTGGAAGAGGGCTGGGTTGTTTGGTCAGCATCTATTCCCTACAGGTGGTCAGTACATAACCGTAGTAGAAGGAGAGTTCGATGCACTTGCTGCATACCAAATGTTTGGAGGTAAGTATCCTGTTGTTTCTATTCGTAATGGTGCACAGGGAGCTTCAGCAGATTGCCGACGTGCGTATGATTTTCTAGATCGTTTCGAGCACATCATCTTTTGTTTTGATAACGACGATCAAGGAAAGAAAGCGGCGCATGAGTGTGCTGATATCTTCGGTGGTAAGGCTAAGATCTATCAGCATGGTGAGTACAAGGATGCTAATGAGTACCTTCTGCATCAAGAGAAGGATGAGTTTATAAAGCGGTGGTGGGCTGCAAAAGTCTATACACCTGACGGTATGGTGATGATAGGGTCACTCCGTGAGGAGTTGAAGAAACCACTGATGGAAGCAGAGGTCCGTTATCCATACAAAGGACTAGACGACATGACGTTTGGTATCCGACCGACAGAGTTGGTGACAATCTGTTCTGGTTCTGGACTAGGTAAGTCTACGTTTATGCGTGAGCTAGTGTTCTCTATCGCTAGTCAGACTAACGAGAGGATCGGTCTAGCTTTCTTGGAGGAGACATCTAACCGAACTGCTCGTGGACTAGTGGGTCTACAGATCAACAAACCAATACACCTACCCGGCTGTGATTACTCCCCTGATGAGGTAGAGCATGTGTTCGAGTCTCTTGATCTGGATGATCGTGTTGTCCTATGGGATTCGTTTGGGTCTAATGCTATTGAGAATGTGCTGGCTAGGTTTAGGTATCAGGTAAAAGTACTTGGTGTTAGGTACATCATCCTCGACCACATATCCATACTGGTATCAGATCAAGCCAATGGTGATGAACGTAAAGCCATTGATGAAATCATGACTAAGCTACGTATGTTCTGTCAGGAGATGGAGATATGTATGTTTGTTGTTAGTCACCTTAAGAGACCAGAAGGAAAAGGACATGAGGATGGAGCAGTTACTAGTCTTGGTCAGCTTCGCGGTAGTGCTTCAATTGCTCAACTGTCTGATATTGTACTTGGCTTAGAGCGTAATGCTCAGGCTGACGATGACATGGTACGTAACACAACACGAGTACGAGTACTGAAGAATAGATTCAGTGGTATCACTGGACCTTCCTGCTCACTACTGTACAATAGCAATACAGGTAGACTTACGGAGATCATGGAGTGAGATGCAAAGCTTGCGACAGAATACTGAATGACTTTGAACTAACACGTAAGTTCAGCGGGTCAGGTGAGTTTGTTGACTTATGTAGTGGTTGTGGTAAATACTTAGTGGAGGATGAGATTACCATCGAAGGTAACTTAGACTACGCACACTTAGCAGATGTAGAGGAGCTATACGATGTCGAAAATGGGACAATGGATTATTACTCAGGAACAGAACATGGAGAGGAAGACTTATGGTAGACAACTTACAGAACAAGAAGAGCTGGACATTGCCTACTACGAATATAGTGTTCTTGGATATCGAGACCGATGGTCTCCAACCGACGGTAATACACCGCGTGGTAACCAAGAGGCCAAACGAGGATCACTTGATCCATACCTCTAGTGATTCACTGTGGGAGGAAATATTTAAAGGTGGCTTTGTATGCGGTCACAACTACATAGGATACGATGGACCTGTGCTGAAAAAGCTATGGGGCGTAGAGGTGAATCCTGTTCGTGTGATAGATACTTTGGTAATGTCAAGACTTTTTCATCCTGATGTTGTAGGAGGACATAGCCTTGATCAGTGGGGTACTCGTCTTGGTTGTGCAAAAGGCAACCATGATGACTGGACTAAGCTGTCTCCTGAGATGATCAAGTACTGTATGCAGGACGTTACTGTTACGGAGAAGCTGTATGCCAAGCTGTCTGAGCAGCTACAAGCGTTTGGTTTCTCTGACACCAGCGTATGGCTTGAGCATGCAGTGGCTCGTATATGTCAGCACCAAGAACGTAATGGCTTCACGTATGACAAGGTAGGAGGAGAACTACTAGCACGTAAGCTAGATACTAAGATGTCTGGTATCGAGGCTAAGTTGCAGACAGTGTTCCCGCCTATACCTGAGGAGCAGAGGTATCACAAGACAACAGGTAAGCCGCTACCTTTGAAGTATCAGCACTTCAATGTAGGGTCACGTCAGCAGATAGCTGAGAGGTTAGAACAGAAAGGTGCTGTATGGAAAGAGAAGACACCATCAGGTAAACCAAAGGTGGATGAGTCTACTCTCAAGAAGAATCTACATATACCTGAAGCAAAGATGGTACTTGAGTTCTTGTTGTTACAAAAACGATATGCTCAGGTTATCTCTTGGAACAAGGCTGTAGAAGGAGAAAGAATACATGGAAGGATCAAACATATTGGGGCTGTTACAGGGCGTATGGCGCACTCTAGTCCTAACCTTGCACAAGTCCCTGCTGTTACTGCGGAGTACGGTAGTGAGTGCCGTAGCTTGTTCTGCGTACCTAGTAACCGTGTGCTTGTTGGTGCTGATGCTAGTGGTCTTGAACTTCGTATGCTTGCCCATTACATGGATGATGCTGACTATACGAAGGAAATACTAGAAGGAGATATACACACAGCTAACCAGAAAGCCGCTGGCTTAGAGACTAGACCGCAAGCTAAGACATTTATCTACGCCTTCCTGTACGGTGCAGGGAACGCAAAGATAGGTGCAATAGTAGGCGGGTCAGCAGCGAAGGGTGGACAACTCAAGGACAAGTTCTTAGAGAACACACCAGCACTAGCTGAACTACGAGATAGAATAACGGCACAGGGTGAGGAAGGGTTCCTCGATGGTCTTGATGGTAGAAGACTGCGAGTACGTTCTGCTCACGCTGCGTTAAACACACTACTGCAAGGAGCCGGAGCTGTCGTGATGAAGCAAGCAGTCATTCATCTGTACGATCTACTCGACGGCATCGACTTCAAGCTAGTAGCACAAGTCCACGATGAGTGGCAAATAGAGTGCCGACCTGAAGATGCTGAGTACATAGGCAAGACCGCTGTACAGGCAATCATTCTGGCTGGTGAAACCTTTAACCTCAACTGCCCACTAGATGGTGAGTATCGTGTCGGTAGCAACTGGGCCGAAACGCATTAGCACAATCTGAAAAAGTGTGGTATAATATTAATCTGGATTAATTAATTAGGAGATCCTATGAGCGAAGCAAACATCAACATCAAATGTGAGTTGTACTGGCCTAACCTTACTCGTAAGAATCAGTTGGCTAACAAGTACACAGTTGACCTAGCACTCCTGTCTGACGAGGCTGTTACTGCTCTTGAAGACATGGGCTTGAAAGTCAACAACAAGGGTGACGAGCGGGGTTACTACATTACCTGTAAGTCAAACAACAAGTATCGTGCATTCCATCCTGATGGTAAGGAAGTACTGATTGTTGATCGTACACCTCTTGACGAAGAGGATGACCCAGCTATGGGTGTGACAGTAGCTAATGGTTCTAAGGCTAAGTGCCTTGTTAGTTATTATGACTGGGAGTACATGAAGAAGAAGGGACGTTCACCTACGCTACGTCGTATGATCATCTCTGACTTGGTAGAGTACCAACCAGAAGTAGATATGGACATTGCCTTGTGATACTAATTGACGGTGACATGCTGGTGTATCGTGTAGGCTTTGCTTGTGACGAGGAGTCAGAGAAGATAGCTATCCAAACTATGGGGAACTACATCTCTGAGATTATCTCTGATCTTGCAGAGTACTACGAGGATCATCAGGTATACCTTACGGGAAGCAGTAACTTCAGAAACGAGGTTGCTGTTTCTCAGCCATACAAAGGTAGCCGTCCTTCACGTAAACCTGTACACAAAGACTTACTCCGTGAGTACATGCTTGATGCATGGAAAGCGGAACTCTCCGACAACATGGAAGCTGATGACTGTATAGCCATGAAGTCCACTGAGTTAGAACATAAGTCTATTATCTGTTCTTTGGACAAAGACTTCTTACAGATTCCCACAAAGATATATGACTACACCAAAAAGATCATGAAGGAAGTAGACGAACGCTCTGCTACAGAGTGGCTGTATCGTCAAGCCTTGATGGGTGATCGTGTAGATAATATACCGGGAGTACATGGAGTAGGACCAAAGAAGGCAGAGAAAGCGTTACAGGACTGGGCAACAGAGAGGGAACTGTATGAGCGTTGTCTTAAGTTATACGAGGAAAACGAACTCGACGCTGATCGACTCTATGAAAGCCTTCAGTTGTTATACCTTCTACGATCTGCTGATGATCGTTATAGGATACCTGATGAAGTTTGATAGCAATCTAGAGAAGAAGCTGTACGCACAGATGAAAAGTTGTACCTATCATCCTGCTAAGCGTATTGAGTACATTATTCCTAAGAAGTATGAACCTGACTTCTGTTACAACAGCGATGGCTGGATGACGTACATAGAAGTCAAAGGACGATTCAGAACTAGGGATGAAGCACGTAAGTACGTAGAAGTACGTAAGGCTTTAGGTAAGTATGA